CTATCTTTGAAGTAATAAAAAAGAAAATGAAAGAAATATTAGAACATATTTATAAAAAAGAAATTGAATATTTCGTTTTTATGCAAGATATATCGGTTTATCCTAAACAATATACAGATAATGAGATATACGATACCGAAGTATCTGTTTCAGAGCCTTTTTATTCTATAACATTTAAAGATGGAAGCGTTACAGATGTAGAGTTAAATTTATTACTATCACAAATATTCAACAACTTAAAAGCAAACTAATGAAAGAATTATTATCAAAAATCAGCGAGGTAAAAAGCGAAATTGGAACGTTAAGTAAAAACGCATCAAATCCATTCTTTAAGTCTAAGTATTTAGATTTAGGTGAAATATTGAGCAACTTAGAACCGATATTACAAAAACACAAATTATTGTTATTACAACCAGTATTAGACAATTCGGTATATACTGAAATACACGACTTAGAAAGTGGTGAAATTATTAAAAGTGCAATTCCGTTGCCAAATATTCAAGACCCTCAAAAGATAGGTAGTGCAATTACTTACTATCGCAGATATTCTTTACAATCATTATTAGCATTACAGACTGATGATGATGACGGAAATAAAGCGAGTCAACCGACTAAGGTACAAGTTGAAAATTCTATACCTAATTTTTTAAATAATTCCAAAACCTTAGAAGATTTAGCGACAAACTACAAAACGCTATCAAAAGACGACCAAAAGAAATACGCACAATTAACGAGCGAACTAAAACTAAAATTATCAAACACTAAATAAATAATTATGAATCAATTTAAATTTTTAGGTACGATTACAAATATCCTACCATTACAATCAGGAACTTCACAAAATGGCAAAGACTGGCAGAAATTACAGTTTGTTGTAAAAGAAGAAAAAGCTGAATATCCGCAATCAATGGTATTTACAATGATGGATGCAAAGAAAATCGAAAACTTTACTAAGTACGAAAAGGTAGGCAATGCAGTTGAGGTTGCGTTTAATCTTTCGGCACGTGAATACAACGGCAAATGGTATGCAGACGTAACTGCGTGGAGTGTGTTTGGTGCAAAAAGTGAAGACAATATAAAACAATCAGCAGTAATTACAGATATGGATTTGCCTTTTTAATCTAACAAAATGAAATTAGTAATACCAGCAATACTCGAATCATTCAGAAGCCTTAAGGATAAGTCTATAAGCCTGAATTTTTCAACGCAAGAACCGACAGCGGAACAAATACAAGCCATTGGATTAAATAGCCAAAAATACGGCTATTTAGTCTTTAGTGGCACTAAGTTAACAGACGAACAACTAAACGAGATAGATAAGGCTAAAAACGACCTATACGATAGTTCCAAAACTCCGAGCAAAAGGTTAAGGAACGTTTTATATGTTTGGTTTGAACAAGATAACAAAGGCTTTAAAACCTTTGAAGATTACTACTTACACCATATGGAAAGAATTATCAATAATGTAAAGGATAAACTTGACTAATGGATATAGTAAAAATACGCACAAATAACGGAATAGTAAACATATCCGTTCCCAAATGTGGAACTATTGAAGAAATGAGGTTGCGGTCTAAAAAGATTAAGAGATACGAAAGATTTTTAAATAAACTAAACAAAACAACATGAAAAAAGAATTTCTAAAAAAACTAAAAAAAGGTGCTGTTTCTATGGAAGATATGGCGCAACATTTAAACGTAAGGGTTAGGACGGTTCGTAAAATTGCACAGTCAATAAAATCCGAAAACCTTAAAAACGCAAAAGAAGGATGGTTGTTGATTTCTGGAGTTTATGGCTACAAAATTTCCACAAATGTAGATGAAATTAAAGAGTATATCCATAGGATGCACGCAATGGCAATGACTATTTTAAAAGAGACAAAAGAAGCTAAACATTTCATCCACCATTATGAAAGTAAAATTAATTCTTTGACTTTATAACGGTTTGCAGATTGGCGATGGTTTTTTAACCGATTAAATAAACGAAAATGGAATTACAAACAGCAATAGAAATACTTGAATACCATCAGGAATGGAGATTAGGTAAAAGAGAAAATATGATTCACGAACCTAAAAAACTGATAGAGGCTTTGGATATAGTACTAAGCGAGGTTAAAAAATTTCGCATAGGTGCTGTTAGCAGTAGTACGGATTATTAATAATTAAATATAAATAAAATGAGAATTTATCAATTAAAAACAGCAAAAGAGTTCATGGAAAGATATGAACAAGGTTACAGTACAGAAGATTTAATGCAAATGTACGCAGAAGATGTAGCGAAAAGATTTGCTGCTGAATGTGTAAATGAAGCACTTGGAAATAAGATGGAAGTATCAAACTCTTTGCATCACGCAATTGAAGGAAAGTACAAATCTATTATTTGGAAGAACGAAGGTTAGTATTACTGCTAACGATTGGGCATTGGCGAAGGCGGCTTGGAAACCCCTTGAATTATGCAGGAACTGTCTGCCGCTTTTGCCAATGCCTTGTTACTTGCTGGTGGGATTTTCAGCACAAAACTTTAATTGAAACACTAAACAAAACTTTTTAAAAAATTAGCGAAGCGATGGCAAAAAAAACTTACAATTACAACTGGAAATTAAAAGATGCAGTATTTACAAAAGACAAGGGCAAAGTATTTAGTTGCTTTGCTTGTGGTGGTGGCTCAACTATGGGTTATAAATTAGCTGGTTTTGATGTATTAGGATGCAATGAGATTGACCCTAAAATGATTGAAGCATATAAAGCTAACCACAACCCAAAATATGCTTATTTAGAGCCAATACAAACCTTTAAATTAAGAACTGATTTGCCTGATGAACTTTACAATTTAGATATTTTGGATGGTTCGCCACCTTGTAGTAGTTTTTCAATGGCTGGAAATAGGGAAAAGGATTGGGGCAAAGACAAAGTATTTAGGGAGGGACAAGCTGAACAAGTATTGGACACTTTGTTTTTTGATTTTATTGATTTGGCTAAAAAACTGCAACCAAAAGTAGTAGTAGCTGAAAATGTAAAAGGATTGTTATTAGGTGAAGCAAAGCAATATGTAAGGCAGATTTATAGGGAATTTGATTTGGCTGGTTATTATTGCCAACATTGGCTATTGGATGCTTCAAAAATGGGTGTGCCACAACGCAGGGAAAGAGTATTTTTTGTTGCAATGAGAAAAGATTTGGCTGAACCATTTTTGTATAATGCCGATATGTTTACTGTTGTTCCAAAATTAGAATTGACATTTAAAGAACCCGAAATTTTTTATGGTGAATTTGCTGATAAATTAGGAAAACCATTGACAGAACACCAACAAATGCTATGGAACAAAAAAATAGATAGTGATACAAATTTGGGTGATATAAATGCAAGGGAACGCGGTTTGTTATCTGATTTTAATGCAATACTGGTAAAACATAACAGCAGCTTAAATACAATAACCGCCAATGGTAAATTTATAGATTTTGAAACACCGCAACATATTTCAGATGATGCAATAAAAAAGGGTGGAAGCTATCCGATGGACTATGATTTTAAAACAAACAAAGTGGTTTATTTGGTTGGAATGAGTGTGCCACCGATAATGACTGCAAGGATAGCAGATGAAATTTATGAGCAATGGCTTTCTAAACAAAACGGTTTTGAAAAAACCGAAGCGGGTGGGGCTAATTTTTTAAAAAGTTTTGAAACGAATGCTTAATATGGAACACGTCCGCCCACTTGCAAGTAACTAATCGCTAACACTCCAAAATGTACGCACAAATGAAGCTACAACGTTTATTAGAAATGCTATAAGAGAAAAAATAGAACGTGAATTGCCAAAGATAATAGAAAGCGAAAATAAAAGAATTGATAAAATAAAATGTCCGTTTTGAAATTATTCCGCTTTGTTTTTTAGTATAAACCGTTCTATAATGAACGGTTTTTTGTTTTATATGCTCATAACCAAACATTTAAACAACTAAATCAATAATATATATACATGGCACATTAAAAAAATAAATGCCTACTGAGAAATAAATAAATTTTTGAAATCGTGTTTTTTTTATTTTTGCTCAAAAAACGGTTTTAAAGCTGTCCATGTGCCATGATACCAATAAACATTGATAGTTTGAAAATCACAAAGCGGAATAAAGCGGAATATTAAAAATAATCTTGTTTAATTAAATAATTTTACTTATCTTTGTAAACGCAGGTACTGTAGGCATACGGTCGCAAGTGGTTAGACTTCCATCCTGCATCTTTTTTTTATAATAAGTCTACCAAAAAAGTTAAATATGATAGCTACAATTTTTAAGGATTTATCAAAAACAAACACACCGTTTTATCGTGAAATTGATTTTATTATCAATAGAATTAAGTCAGGAACTTCAAAGGATTTAGTTGCTAAAATAAGGAAAGAAACAGATAAAGAAAAAAGGAATTTACTTAAATCACAATTACCTGCAATCTGTTTTAGTGGTAAATTTTCTAGACGTGCCGATTCTGCAATATTAGAGCATAGTGGTATAATTTGCCTCGACTTTGACAATTATAATACAAATGATGAACTTTTAAAAGATTTAGCAATCTACAAAAAAGATAAGTATTCATTTTGTATTTTTATAAGTCCATCAGGAAACGGTTTTAAATTACTTGTTAAGATACCTAATGAAATTGAAAATCATAAACTTTATTTTGATAGCCTTTGTGAATACTATAATAATAACCATTTTGATGTAACATCAAAAAATATAAGCAGAATATGTTTTGAATCTTATGATGCCGATATTTATGTAAACAAAAAATCAGAGATATGGCTAACAAAAAAGGAATATCAAACATATAGCTATGTAGATAAACAACCTACAATAAAACTTACAAATGAGAATGAGATAATAAAACGTATTTATAAATGGTTTGAAAAAAATCATTCATTTGATGCTGGGAAAAGGAATGCAAGTCTTTTTATTTTAGCATCTGCATTGTCAGATTATGGAATTTCTAAAGTAGAAACAAATCGTTTCTGTTTACAATTTCAACAGCAAGACTTTACACAATCAGAAATAGAACGCACTATCAGTTCTGCATATTCTAAATGTGCTGGGAACTTTGGAATGAAATACTTTGAAGATAAAGAGTCTTTGGATTTTGTAAAGAAGGAAATTAAGGTAGGTAAAACTTTAGATGAAATAAAAAAAGCAGTTCCACAAATAGAGAAAAAGTCTTTTGATGAAATAAAGGAAACAGTTACCATTAATGATTTTTGGCATTACTCTAAAAAGGGTGCAGTAATAATTGATAGCTATTCTTATAAGAGATGGTTGGAATCAAACGGATTTTATAAATTTTATCCTGATGGAGCAGATGGATTTATATTTATCAGAGTTGAAAATAATCTAATCGACAATACATCAGAGGAAAAATTAAAAGACTTTGTATTAAACGAACTTTTAAAAGTATCAGAATTTAAAGTTTATGAATTTTTAGCATCTAATAGTAAATTCTTTAAAGAAGATTATTTAAACCTATTGGATAATATTGACGTACATTTTAAGGATGATACCATTGATACTGGATACATATACTTTTCAAATTGTGCAGTAAAAGTAACTGACAAAAAATGTGAGCTAATAGACTATATTGATTTGGATGGATTTGTTTGGAAAAAGCATATAATTGATTTTGAATTTAAACAAACTAAAGATTTAGAATGTGATTTTAAAAAGTTTATTCTATTGGTATCTAATAACGATATACAACGTTCACAATCACTTGAAACTACAATCGGATATCTTATGCACTCTTTTAAAACAAGTGCTAATAATAAGGCTATAATACTGAATGATGAAACAATATCCGAGAATCCAAACGGAGGTTCAGGTAAAGGTATATTTTGGAACGCATTAAGCAAAGTAAAAAGAGTTGCTGATATAAACGGTAAATCATTTTCATTTGACAAAACGTTCCCTTATCAAACAGTTTCTGCAGATACTCAAATACTTGTTTTTGATGATGTAAATAAGAACTTTAAATTTGAAAATCTATTTAGTGTAATTACAGAAGGGATTACACTTGAAAAAAAGAATAAAGATGCAATCAAAGTACCTGTTTCAAAATCACCTAAAATAATTATTACAACTAATTACACCATTGGTGGGGTTGGCGGTTCGTATGAAAGGCGTAAATGGGAACTTGAATTTAGTAGCTATTTTAGTTCTAAATATACACCATTGAATGAATTTGGTAGAATGTTATTTGATGAATGGGATAATATAGAATGGTTACGGTTCTATAATTATATGATTTATTGTCTTCAATCATATTTACAGAATGGATTAGTAAAACACGAATTTCAGAATCTTGAAACAAGGAAATTTATTAAAGAAACATCGTTTGAATTTTATGAATTTGTTAACGAATCAGATAACATTGAATTTAATACTCGAATTTATAAAAGTTCTATTTTTCAAAAGTTTATTGACGAATATCCTGACTTTAAAAAATGGCTATCAAATAAACGTTTTTGGCAATGGATGGAAATATATACAAAGAACTATAATTATAAATCAGAACAAGGCAAGGATATTTCAGGGCGTTGGATAAACATATCTAAAGACAGTACAAATGAAGAGTTTACAATCTTTTAAATTAAGAGAATATCAGCAACGTATAGCAATAGATGCACACTTTAAGTTGATTGATTATCACATTGTTTACCTTGCTATGGAAGTTCGTACTGGAAAGACATTAACGGCACTTGAAACAGCTAAGTTATACGGTGCTAAAAACGTTCTATTTTTAACAAAGAAAAAGGCTATTTCATCAATACAAAACGATTATGATAACTTTGGATATTCATTCAATTTAACTATCATTAATAATGAATCGGTACATCTTATAAATGATACCTTTGATTTATTAATAAGTGATGAACACCACAGAAACGGTGCTTTTCCGAAGCCTAATAAAGTAACTAAATTACTAAAGCAAAGATATTCAAATTTACCAATGATATTTTTGTCAGGCACTCCACATCCTGAATCATACTCACAGATATTTCATCAGTTTTGGATTAGTAACTATTCTCCATTTAGGAATTATATTAATTTCTATAAATGGGCAAACGATTATGTAATTGTAACACAAAAGTATTTAGGCTTTGCAAAAGTTAATGATTATTCTGCTGCAAAGTATGAAATGATAAAGTCTGTAATTGATAAGTATTTTATATCTTTTACTCAAACAGATGCCGGGTTTGAAACATCCGTAAATGAAAATATACTATACTGTGAAATGCTGGACACCACTTATGATTTAATAAAAAGACTTAGAAAAGATAAAGTTCTTGAAGGTAAAAATGAAGTTGTATTGGCAGATACAGGCGTTAAGGAAATGTCTAAAATACATCAGATGTATTCAGGAACGGTTAAATTTGAAAGCGGAAATACTAAGATTTTAGACTATACTAAAGGATGGTTTATAAAAGATAAATTTAAAGATAGTAAAATAGCCATTTTTTATAAATTCAAGGCTGAATACGACTTATTGAAAATGTGCTTTGGTGAAAATTTAACCAATGATTTAGATGAATTTAATACTACTGATAAAAATATAGCTTTACAGTTTGTTTCGGGGAGGGAGGGAATTTCATTAGCAAAAGCAAAGTATATAGTAGCTTATAATATTGATTTTTCAGCCGTTACTTATTTTCAATTTCGTGACCGTATGTCTGCTATTGACAGACCTTTAAATACACTTTACTGGATATTCGCTAAGAATGGCATTGAAAATAAGATATATAAATCTGTATCTAATAAAAAAGATTTTACTCTAAACGTATTTAAAAAGACTTATAATGACTGAGCAACAATACCAAAAAAAAATAATTGATAAATATACGATTGATGGGTGGTATGTGATTAAACTTATTAAAACGAATAAAAATGGTATTCCTGATTTATTGTGTTTGAAAAAAGATGAAATACCGTTATTTATTGAAGTTAAAACATCTATTGGAGTTGTGAGTAAATTGCAAGAATATAGAATAAATGAATTAAATGAAGCTGGATTTAAGGCAATAATTTTAAAAAGTAATAGACTATCTGTATAGTGTACACTTTATTTAGAACCATTCTAAATAACAGTAATAAAATAAGTTGTATTTTACTTTTTAAATAAAAATAACTATATTTGACTATGAATACAGACCAGATAAAACCACTAATTAAGGCTGTAAAACAAAGTGTTAACAAAAAAATACTTAACTACTATTCAGCACGAAGCCTTACAATAAAACAAAAAATGATGTTTTTAAGACATGGAATACAAGCAGAATGTCGAAGACGTGATAATGCATGGTTTGAAATTGATTTGATATGCAGTTAATACTTACTACATTATCGCCTACAAATATTGAAAATCAGAAGTTGGCAGTATCTTCATGGTTAAGTTTAGGATATAATGTAAAGTCAATTAATAGCAAAGCAGATATTGAAAACTTAAAAAGGCATTTTAATATAGAGTTTATAGAAACGGATTTAATCGGAAATGAATTTGGTAAAGACTATGTAAGGTTAAACGCTTTTACTGATTACATTAAAAAACATGGTTCTGCATTAATTATAAATTCTGATATTGAAATTTTAGAACCTTTACAGATTGAAGAAAAAGAAAAAACAATAGAGATATTCAACCGAAATGATTATTCAAAAAATCACAACATATCAATAAAGTTTGAAAGTGGATTTGATGCTTTTTATATTACAAAAGAGTTTTCGTATTGGATTCCTAAAAGTAGGCTGGTTATTGGTCAATGTCATTGGGATTACTTTTTGCCGTTAATAGCAATAAAGCATGAGTTTACCTTACTAAGTCCTAAAAAGTCGAATATGTATCATAAAAAACATCAAATACAGTACAATAACGAGAAATGGCGAAAGACAGGAAAGATATTTGCTATGGAATTAGGTTTGAGTGGTGATGTACTGAATGATAGCAGAAACTCACATAAATTGATTAAGTCTAAAATTGTTTATTATTAATGGAAATTTGGAAAGATATAGTTGGATATGAAGGCTATTATCAAGTTAGTAATTTTGGTAGGGTAAAAGGAATTAATAGGTTAATTGTACATGGGTTAAAAACAATAACTAAAAAAGAAAGAATGCTTAAGAATAGAAAAACAACTAAAGGTTATTATCAGGTAGTTTTATGTAAAAATGCAAAATATTTTAATTATTCAGTACATAGATTGGTAGCTGAATCATTTACACAAAATACACTTAATAAATTACAGATAAATCATATAAATGGAATTAAAACAGATAATCGTTTAGAAAACTTAGAATGGGTAACGCAATCTGAAAATATAAAACATGCGCATAATATAGGATTGATTAAGATGCCTAAACATGAAAACCATTATAAATCTAAATTGTCACAATATCAGATTGAAGAAATAAGAAGTGGAAAACATAAACAAATTGATTTAGCAAAAAGATATGGCGTACATAAAACAACAATATCAAAAATAGCAACAAACGTTAACTGGAGATGATAAGCATTTTTATAAGAACATATAGTAGGGATATAAAGTGGTTAAGGTACTGCCTCGAAAGTATTCACAAAAACCTAATTGGATGGAGTGAGATAATTATAGTAATACCTATCGGTCAAGAACCTTTACTTTCACACCTTACAGAAGAGAAAGTATATACTTGTAAAATTCAAAAAGATGATTATCTTTTCCAACAGGTAACTAAACTAAACGCACACTTGTATTGCAAAGGCGATTATATTCTTTATGTAGATAGTGACGTTATATTCAAGCATAATGCAGATGTAAGAGATTATTTCCACAACAATAAGCCAGTTATCTTAAAGGCTAACTATAATTCGGTAGGCGGTGCAATATGCTGGAAAAAACCAACTGAAAAGCTATTTAAGGAAAATATTGACTTCGAGTATATGCGCCGTGCCCCTCAGTTATTTAACCGTTCTACTTTAGAAATGATAAATGATTCATTTCCTGATTTAGAGAATTATATAATGTCGCAACCGTACAGACAATTTAGTGAGTTTAACGCATTAGGGTTTTATGCTGAAAAAATGCAACCTGAAAGCTATGAAATAATAGATATTACAAACGGAACTCCAGATTATATACCTGAAAATAAATCAGTTCAAAAATGGTCATGGGGTGGTATAACTCAAGAAATAAAAACAGAATTAGAAAGTTACTTAATATGAAAATAATTAAAGGCAGAAACGGCAAAGAAATTGCAATACTTGAAACAGATAATTGCATCTGTAAATTTGTAGAGCAATCGGGAAGGCTTGACCACGATAGAAATATGTTGCCTATTGTTTTGAGTCATATTCCTATTAACGGTATTGTTTTGGATATAGGAGGGTTTATAGGCGACCATACTATTGCTTACTTAAATAAAGTAGGTGAAAATGGAATAGTTTATGCATTTGAACCATACATTAAAGCCTTTGAATGTTTAGAATTTAATTTAAAGGATTACAAAAACGTAAAAGCATTTAATTACGCTTTAGGCAATAGTGAAGATTATATATCAATGGAAATTGTAGAAACTAATGATGGAATGAACTTTATAAAAGAGGGAAATGAAGTTAGGATAACAAAATTAGATACAATCTCAAAAAATTTTAGTAAATTAGACTTCATAAAAATAGACTGTGAAGGATATGAACTTGAAGTTTTAAAAGGCGGTCAACATACAATACAAAAGTTTAAGCCTAAAATGTTAATTGAAATAAACGAAATGACACTAAACAGACAAGGAATAAAACGTGAGGACATTTATGAATGGTTAGATACGGCAGGATATATTTACCATAATATTTATGCTAATCATGGTTTATATGAATCACAGATGGATATAATTTGTCAACCTTTAAGCTAATGACAGAAACATTAACACACGGCATAAAGATTATCACAAAAGGAACTAAAACAACTTATTTAGATATTACTAATGAAACATATAGACAAGTTGGGGCGATTGAAGCGAATATCATAAACAAGAAGATTAAAGGCAGAGTTGAAAAAATTAGGAAAATAAACAGGCTAAGTTATGGGAGTACTACCAGTATTGAGATGGCGGTTACACCGAAATCCTCGCTCTAATTAATTAAAATGGCATACGATAAAAAGAAAATATTTGAACAGGCAAAAGAACTAATTGAAAAAAATAAGTTGTTTTTTGTAGAAGATATTACTTCTTTATTGCCTATCTCAAAGAAAACATTTTATGAATATTTCCCTATTGAAAGTAACGAAAGTAACACTATAAAGGAAATGTTAGATAAAAATAGAGTTGAAGTTAAATCTGCAATGCGTTCTAAATGGTATAAGTCAGATGCACCCGCTTTACAGATAGCTTTAATGAAGATAATTAGCACAGATGAGGAAGCGCACCGATTAAACGGAAGCCGTCAAGAAATTAGAAACGATGTAACCGTAACCGAAAACAAAGTTACAATAGAGTAATGTGGAAATTATACTTAAGCCTACAAAATACAGTTCACACTTCAAAGAACTACTGTTATCTGATAAAAGGTATATAATAGCTTATGGTAGTCGGGGAAGTGGTAAAACACATCATATTGTATTAAAGCTACTTTTACGCTCTTTTGAATCAGAATACAATCATATCTTATACGTTAACAAAGAGTTTAGGCATATCAAAATACAGCAGTATGCCGAATTTAAAAAGATAGCATCACAGACAGGATTAAGTAAATACTTTACTTTTTATGATGGCGATTATAGAATAGTAAACAATGTTACAGGCTCACGTTTTACACCTATTGGAATGGATGATGCCGAAAAGACAAAAGGTATTTCAGACCCGACAGTTATTTGGTGGGATGAAATAACAAAGGGTACTAAAGAAGATTTCCTAACTTTAAACGCATTGCTTAGAACACCATTAACAACACGCCACCAATTTATAATAAGTTTTAATCCAGTTAGTGAGTCGCATTGGTTGCGTTCATACTTCTTTAGTGAAACGGATGGCTATGAACTAAATGATAGTTTTAAAGACAGCGCATACCTTAATCATTCTACATTCCAAAACAATGAGTTTATTGATAAGGATATGTATTATGCAACTCTATTGCAAAACGCACAAGGCAACACCAATAGGATGTTGGTTGATATTAAAGGCTTATGGGGTGTGGAAAAAATAGAAAATCCATTCTTTTATGCATTTAATGAAGATTTGCACTACACAGATGAACGCTACCAATTAGCAGAAAACACACAAATAATCCTTTCTTTTGACTTTAACAATAATCCGACTACCTTGTTAATCGGACAAGTTGACGGTAAAAGAATAGCTATATTTGATTTGATATTAGCAGATGAAAACACCATAAGCGGATTAAGTCCATTAGAAGCGGTTTGCCATAAGTTTAAAGAAAAATACTATGATAGCGGATTATTAGTTCCAGCTTACATCATTGTTACAGGCGATGCAACAGGAAAAAATAAAACAGCCGATAACGTTTCAAATAAAGGTTTTTATAGTAAGATAAAACAGTTATTGAGTTTAGGTGACAGTCAGATTAAAATAAGGAAACAGAACCCTACACACATTTTAAGTCGTGAGTTATCTAATGGATTGCTTTATAATACCGACTTTACAATTTACCGTTCTGCTAAATTATTATGCAATGGTTTAAATATTGCTTATGCTGATAATAACGGTAGTTTAAATGAAGCTAAAAAGAAATATGAAAAAGATGGTGATAGCACTTTCCACATAGTAGATACGTTTAGATACTTTTGCGATTGTGTATTAAATTTTGAACAATGGCAAAGCTATTTACAATATTACAGTAAAAAATAGTAAATTTGCATTATGTTGCCAACAGTAGGAAGTAAGGTTATAATTAAAAACAAAGTTTATAAGGTTGAGGAACTTTATAAAGAAAGTATGTTGGTTTCTTTTGGTGACAAATTTATATGTTTTTATTACAACGAAATAGAAAGTTATGCGATTTAATTTATTCAAAAAGAAGCCAAAGAAATACGGAAATCACATTTTTACATTTCCGAACGGCAAAAAGCTATACCAGGTAAAAGAAGACTTCTTTGCAAAGCTACCGAACACTAAGCTAATTTCTATTCAGGAAAACAGCAACTATATTGCACACTTAGGCGTCAGTAAAACAACTATGGAAGCTGGTCACAAAATGATTAAAGAGAACGCCTACGAAATAAAGATACTATCTAAAAGCAGAGGCAAAACAAGTGAGTTAGATAAAAAGTGTGATGATCAGATAAAGCTAATTGAGCAGATAGAAACAACCCGAAAGGAATACGACAACACAAACGAAGCTATAATGGTATCATTGTTTGACTTGTTTTTCTTTTTTGAGAATGAAAATATCTTTGAGAAATCAGATGAAACATTAGAACTTAAACGCCACTACTTAAACGAATATCCTTATTTCAGGAATTTTTTTTTTCAGAAATTGAACGACTATACGGATATTTACAAAGTCACCTTTCAAAACTGTATCCACTTTGCTTTAGCACAAACGGCGATACAGGAGATAGTAAAGGACTTGAGCCTTACAAGTATCGTAGAACCCAAAACGAATTAGAAATGGTATTGTGTAGGCATTACACGTTTAGTAAGGATTATTTAAACGCATTATGCATTGAGGATTACTACCAATATCTAAACGAATTTTATTCACAAAAAGAAAAAGATAGTAAAAGTTGACATTATCAAAATTAATTACTAATATTGCATAGGGTTTTATGTTTTTTTATTGTCTTATTTATACTTGGAGTGGGTACATTAGTACCCGCTTTTTTATTAATATTCATAAAGAATAAATACGGCATATTGTTAAATTTGTTGGTTAATGGCTAATGATAATGATATAATTGCAAAGCTAAAAGTTGAGGGACTTTCTCAATTTAAAGTTGAAATGTCGCAAAGCTCTAAAGCGGTTGATAGTACAACGGTTTCTATTAATAAAATGGAAAAGGCTATCACTGAAGCCACAGACCCAAAAGACGTACAAAGACTTACAAAAGAATTAGAGGCTGTAAAGATTGCAAGTGAAGCGGGTGCTACTGCATTTGAAAGTTCTAAGGCTAAATTAAGAGCCTACAAAGAAGAGGCAACAGGACTTGCAGTTGTATTAGCTACTTTAAAAAGTGAGGGTAAACAAAATACACAAACTTTTAAAGACATTGAAAAACAGTTTGAAGCTACAAAGCGAAAAGCGGGTGACTTATCCGACCAAATAGGTGATATTAATCAGGAAATTAAAGCATTAGGTAGTGATACACGTGGAATAGATAACGTGGTGCGTGGTGCTACTTTAATGGCTAATGGCTTTCAATTGGTAACAGGTGTTCAGGCTTTATTAGGAAAAGAAAACAAGGCTTTATCTGAAGGGTTGTTAAAGCTAAACGGAATAATGGCAGTTACTCAATCTATTCAACAAATAGGTAATGAGTTGACACGTGAGGATTCAATCGTAAAACAAGCTGCAACAAAGGCAACAGCATTATATAATATGGTTGTCGGTCAAAGTACAGGCGTTATGAAAGTTTTTAAAATAGCTTTAGCATCAACAGGTATAGGATTATTGGTTATTGCTATTGGTACTTTAGTAGCTAACTTTGATAAGTTAAAGTCTTTTGCAGTTCAATTATTTCCGACATTAAATGGCTTAGGTGACAGGTTCACAAAGTTAAAAGATAACGTTATTTCCTTTGTTAAGAACGGAATAGGAAATTTATTAAATTCATTCATAGACACCTACAATGAGAGTCTAACACTTAGAACGGTTATTGTGGGAATTGGAGTATCATTTAAGACATTAGCACAATTAGTAATAGTAAACGGAAAAGCAATATTTACAATATTCAGTTCAATAGGTCAGGCTATATTACACCCTACAAAAGCACTAAGCATATTAAAAAGCGGATTAGGAAAGATATTTGATAACTACAAAGAGTTTGGCGGAACGGTTGTAAAGAACATAAAAGACGGTGCTGAAATTGCAGTTAAAAGCCGTTTAAATAGAATTGACATATCTAAATTAGTAGATGAAGAAAAAACAAAAGAATCTGGTACTAAAATAGCAAAAGAAATAAAAAGTAAGGCAGAAACTGAATTGCAAAACAATCCTGTAACTTTAAATGTAGAGTTAGGAGTTACAAATGGATTTGATGTATTAGATGCTAAAATAAAAGAAACACAGGAATTATTAGAGTCTTTATATACAGGTGAATTAGCAAGTGGTGGTAATCCAAACGAGAATCCACAAATACTATACCTTTTAGACCAACTTAAAAAACTTAAATTAGAACTTGAAACTACTAAAGCGGATTTTGATGCATTGGTTAATCCATCAAGAGCAACGCCAAACGTACCAAAAATAGCTGGTGGCGGAAAGTCTAAAAGTCAACCTTCATTTTGGGATACCTATTTTGGAGATAAAGCAACGCAATTAAGCAGAGCGGAAGGTGCAAAGAAAATAATAGAAGATATAAATTCTTATGGAGTTCAAATTTCAAATATTGCAGAACAAGCAATACAAATAAGAGCAAGTAATGAGTTAACAGCATTAGAAGAAAAAAGAGATAAGGGTATTATTACAGAAAAAGAATATGAAAAGAAATCAGCAGAAATTAAAAATGAAGCTGCAAGGAAAAAACGTGCAATTGATATTGCTAATGCAACGGCTCAAATACCTGTTGCGGTGTTGTCGGCTTACATTGCAGGTATGCAAATTGGCGGTGTAGCAGCACCAATTGTTGCTGGTGTATTAGCAGGTGTTGCGGGTGCGTTTGGTATTGCACAGGTAGCATTAATTGCAGCAGCACCACTTCCCAAATTTAGGGAAGGTGGGTCGGTAGCTAAACGTTTAGGATTAATCAAAGGCGCAAAGCATGAACAAGGCGGTGTACCTATTGAGGTTGAAGGTGATGAATTTGTGGTAAAATCACAGGCTACAAAGAAATACGGTGTAAAAATGTTAGATGATATTAACAATTTACGATTTAATCCTATTCTAAGCGCAAATAAGAAACTTAAAACACAAAGCAATGATTTACGTTTATACGAAAATTTAGCTACCATATCAAGCTATTTAAAACAAGGTTATAAAGTAGATGCAAACGGCAATCAGATACTAAAAGAAATTAGCAATAAGTTAAATAATAAGTCAATTTATGTTTAGGGTGTATTTCGATGGAATAGAGCAAAACGAAAAAGACATCATAAATATTAATGATGTTGCACAGTTTAGTATAATTCGTGAAGATGGGTTTAGTTCAGATGAACAAATACTAAGAGATAAAACCGAAATGGATTTACAATTTTGTGGCGGTGCTTATAGTTACATTTGCAACAAGATAGCTACAGATAGATGTAATGAAATTGAATTTAGGATTGAAGATGATGAAACAGGATTGTTTTACAATGGAGTTATTCCTGTGACATTATGCGAATTAGACTTAAGTAAAAACATAGGCAAAACAAAAATAAAAGATAACTCGTTTAGTGCCTTTATTCGTGACTATTTGGATGTTGATGTTTTTTTAGGTGCAACAAAAACAATAGGATGTAATGAATTGCCATTAAGCAGAAAAGATTTTATATTTAACAAAGTACACAATACTAATTTACAGGCTGATGAAATAACCATTTTTGCTTTTGATGTATTGGATGTATTTAATCAAATGATAGGTTATTTTACAAACAATGAAATGTATGTAGTATCAAACTATCTTACATCAAACAAGTATGCAATTACAACAGGATTTAATATGCATAACTTTGCATTTAGTGAAAGAGATTTATACCCTGAATTAACAATGCAAGACTTATTTGCCGAATTACGAAAGAAGTTGAATATATTTATAGGTATTGAATACGATGTGGCAAACAGACCGTATTTAAGAATTGAACAGTTACCTTATTTCTTTTCAAATACCATTCCGCTATTTAATATTAATGAGATTCCGCAAGGTGCTATACAGACTTATGACATAGAACGTGACTTTAATTTAATAAGCATTGGTAGTAATACATTTGAAACTGAAGACCCAGCTAATGAGTTTTATAACGAGAATAGACAAGACGGATGGATAGACAGTAAGTACACATCTTGCGGAACTTGCACAGGCAGAAAGGATAATAACTTAGATTTGGTAAGTGATTACATTATTTCAAGTAATGTTATTTATGAAGCTATAAATGCAGGTGGGGTTGACTATACAAATGACGATGCTATATTTTTGTTTAATTACGAGGTTTCAGGTGTTAGCAATGTTGTAAAAAGAGATTTAATAGATACTGAATATGTTTATAATATTAGTTTAATTAATTCAAGTGTATTGCAGAATTTTATTAACTATTTTGCAAATTGTATAGCGGTAAGTAGATATCCCGCAAATGGTTTCTTAATTCAAAAAACAGAAAAATTAATTAGTAAAATACTTGGAACACCTATTGAATTTGATGTTATTGTTTATGATGATAGTATTGTAACTGATTATTATAGCGGAACACCGAGTTATAATCTACCGCCTAATATAATGTTTCCAGTAACTGGTGTACCAAGTAGTGACCCTATAAGATATTTTAAATCACCTGTAACTGGTGATTATAATTTACGTGCTGCTGTAAATAAAATATTTAGTAATGGTACAGTTACTACTGCTGATGCACAAATACAGATAATAATATATACAGATGATACATTTACAACTATTTCAACATACTTTGAGAAAACAATTACATCAACAGATGGATTTTTTACACCACAATCATTAGAAATTGAAACAGGTGTTATAACAATTAATGCAGGTGAATGTGCTATAGTTGCACTTTATTTAACTACAACACCAATAGGTATGTTATTATATGGTTATATAGCATCTGAAATTTCTTTTGAAATGTTAACAGATGGAAATTGTGTAAGTATAAACGAAAATAACCAAGATAGTAAGCCGTTTGTTTTAGACTTTGAATATCCTTTATGTTTCTCCGATTACCAAACGGCAAAAGAAAATAAAAACGGTTACATAGATATTACAGGTAAAAGATATTGGATAAGAGAATTAACGTACAGACATAACAGATTGTCGAATTTAAAACTAATGGGTAACTATTCGCTTTGCGGATGCTAAATAAAAAGATATGAGATTTCCTAAGTACCAATGGATGCAAGGTGAACCTGAAAATGATGGTTGCGGTTTCTGTGATGTGTTGTATAAAACACAGAATGCAGAGGGTGCAAGTGGCAATTCATTTCAGGTAATATTAGACACTACAAACATTGTAGATAATACATTCGATACAAATCCGTTTGATTTAATTACAAGTACAGATTTGGAGTTTGATTTGGAACAAGCACCAATAGGAAATCAATTTCAATTATACATTAACGCAAATGTTTATGTAATAACATGGGCGGTTGATGTTGTACCGAGTACAGGTTTTGATTATGTGCAAGTAGATAACGTTTATTTTGTTAAGGTTCAATTGGCAGGTACGGACTTAGATTCAAGATTGAACTTTAGACAGATGCTAATTGATTTAGTTGACGTAAACGAGGGAACAACATCAAGTTTAACAAGTACAACATTTACTATTGCAAATATGCCAACAGGCTCATACTTAAATAACTTTGCTTTTGTAGATTCAATAAACACGGTAACACCATCAACTAATATAGGTAAATACTTTTATTGGAACGAAAACGCTATTAACTATTATCACTTCTTGTCAGCAGGTACAGATATAATATTTCAGTTTGAAGAAACACTAAACAACGCACAATTAACACTTTTAAAGTTTTATTACAATTCTGTTAGTTCTACATTTGGATTGACAATTACAATAGATAACGGTATAGATACGCCAACAGTTTACACGCCAACAGTAGGATTAGGTGGTATTATAGAGATTGAATACACACCGACATTAACAGGAACGCACACAATAGAATTATTATTAGCAGACCCTGAAGATATAGAAAGCGGTTTTAGTTTAGAAAGATTTACCGCCGATGAACTTATTGAGGTTGTTTCTTTAGATGTTGAGGATTGCAACGGTAACATAACACCGTTCGATTATAACTATGTTTACTATACAGACATTAGAAATGATAACGTTATTTTGTTTGATTTGGCAGACCAATACCCAGATGTGTTTAGGTTTATTATTACCGATTCGGATGATAATACACTTACTTCACGTTGGTATAAAGTAGGTGACAAAGACGATTGTATAAACGGTAAGTTATATTCAGTTAAATGGACTAACACTTGTAATTTAGGTGAAATAGACTATTCAGGATTGCCATTTACAAACGAATTACTTTTAAGTGGTGTATTGATTAAAAGCCAAAACGAGTTATTAGATAACGTGGAAAATGTAACGGCTTCAGGAAAGAAAGTTAGTATCTATAAAAACACACAGTCTTTATATGAATTTAGATTGCATCCTTATTTATCAGATACATTTGAAACTATATTAGAGAGTATATTTATGCATGATAACGTAACTATTAACGCTGTAGGATATAACGCAACCGATACGCTACAAACTTCTGAATTAGATTTACAAGTATATACAGGCAGAGTAGATTTATATAAAGATGGAACTAACTTAATATCTAAGAATTGTTGCTAAGTATCATTTTAATCATTTGCAATCTTTGAATTAAAGCATCTTTCTTTTCTTTACAAGCCATTACTTTAACTAACTTTGTAGGATATACGTTATTTCGATATATCCATATATTTTTAAATAGCGTTTCTTTCTTTAAAAAAGGACAGAAACAAATATCATAATAAACTCCGTTATCGTGTCCGTAAATCATTACTATAATGCTATCTATTTCATTTACAATATCTGAATACATTATACGCTTACCTTTTACAGACTTTCTTATGTAATTTACATTAAATCCAAGTTTAGAAAGTGAATGTCTTTTTTCTTTATTAGCTTCTGAAAATAATATAAAATTCATAAATAAAGTTTAAGTAAAGATAGTACTTTTGATTAATAAATCAAATAAATGTATAGTATTGATTTCGAAGTAAACGGCAAAATCTTAAAAAAAACAGCCAAAACAGAAAAAGAAGTAAGACGATTAGTTTACGTTTATACTTTAGGTAGCCAACAAGAAAAAAATACTTTAATAAGCGAAATCGTGTCAAAAAAAGACATAGAAAATATTGAAAAATTAATCAAAGCTAAAAAAGAAAAACATGTCAATTTGTAAACCAAACTGCGTAACAGGACTGCCAAATTTTGGCGCAATAAATGACTGTGATTTACAGGCTTCATTCTCGAGTGGTGAGATTGCAAGTGTAATTTTCACTAAATGTAATCTTGATATTGACGATGTTGATGACCCTACTGAATGGGAAACAAACATTATCAATGCTGACGTTACAATACCTTTTGCTGGTAATGGAAAAATAGATGAACAAACTGAAAGCGGTGAATATAGAGTGGGATGTCAAACGGTATCTTCTATCTGTAAAAAACCTTTTGAGTTTATTTCGCCAGTTGTAGATACGGCTACACAAACGGAATGGGATTTATACAACCAAATTCAAAAACAGCGTTTAGGATTGCAAGTATCTTTTTTAACGTGTGATGGTATCTTATTAATTGACCCTGACTGGACTACAGGTAACACAATCGGCTTACCTTTGTCAATGCTTAAAATCTCACAGATATTTAGCGGAGAAACGGATGGTAAAATGACATACAAGATTAACGGTGAAATTACAGAGTGCCGTTCATTAAAACGTGTAAAGTTATCACAGGATACAATTGACATTCTTACTGAAGCAAACGCAGGTTCTTAATCCAAACGATAACGGTTAGTGAATGCACAATTACACAAACAGGTTAAGCAGTCTATCAAAATGGAGAAATCCTGTAAATGATATAAAAGACCCTTTAAAACAAAGGTGGGCGGAGATAGTACAAACTATGTCCACTCACATGGAGGGTGTATGTCCTTTGCATATTTACGTTAACAGAAGACCAATTGAAAGCCAAAATACGTATGCAATTGAGTACAGGGTTAACAACTACCAACCACTTACTAAAAGTGCATTTGATAGAGCCATAAACGGTATTATAGAGAATTGTCAATCAGCAGACGTACAGATAAAAGCACCTGACTTAATTTTAAATGGTGACTTTAAAATACACGACAAAGACATTTTCTACTTTGCACAAAGCGATTTAGTTCGTATTCGTGAAACGGATTCTAATGCCGTTATTGTCGTATTTCCAAAGATAGAAGAAATTGACAGCGATAATGTTTCTATTGTAGGAATTGAAATACTTTTAGTAAAAAGTAAAGACATTGAAGAAATATATGGTAATGAAATTGAATTTGTAGCGGGTAAAACTGACAAAGGACATAAAATTTATTATAAAGTAAAAGAAGGTCAATACTCGTTTAAATATCCTGACGACAAAGGAAAGTATACCGAATATCCTATTGTAAAGTTAGCAGATAGAAAGCCTTATGTTTACATTAGTGAAAACGTTGTTTATGAAGGTGATTATAAATTAAGGCTACCGTATCTGTTTGGTGCTGCTGCGTGGGGAGATAAGTTCTACGGTCAAGAATCCGACTTTAGCGTACAGGCAACACGTTACACTTATTTAAAGGAAATAAGAGCAAAAGAAAAATGCGATGAAATAGGCTATATTTTTAGAGATGGTAAGCATATTGATTCTGCTACAGGTAATATTTGTGGCAAGTGTAACGGCTCGGGATTTGTAAAAGATGATTCACCTTTAGGAACTATTTACGTTGATTATTCAAAACTAAATGGAGAGGAAAGAGCATTTCCGCAAGTTATTCAATGGGCAGAACCACCACAGGCAGCGTTAACTTCATCTAAAGAAATAACAGATACTTATTTTGATAGAATGACAGAATCTTTAGGGTTGATTAAACAAAACAATACAAATCAATCGGCTGTTAGTAAAGAGTATGACTATAAACAACAGATAAGTACAATTTATAAGATATTCTCGGATAACGTGCGAGTTGCTACGTCTGTTTACAGAATGATAGAATACTTTTTAGCAGATGAAAACGAACAAACAACTGAAGTATATTTAGTTGGTGAAATCGGAAAAAGTACGGTTAGTGACTTGTTAGAAAAATTAACCGAAGCAAAAAAGAATAATTCACCAGCTTCTATAATTACGTCATTTTTAGACCAAATATATCAAAAGACATTACCTCAAGATATATCTGATTTGGTTATTAAAATAGCTAAAGCATACGATAAGCTATATATTTATGGTAGCAACGAGGTTGTACAGGCTAAAGCACAATTTGGCAACTCATTAACTGAAAAAGATATTATAGTTCATAATACTATAATTGATGTATTGACAACTTACTTAAAGGAAAATGGATTACAAGAGGATGCAACTATAATTAGTTACTTAGATACTTACTACGCAAAATATAACACAGTTATACAGACAGCAACTTCATTAGGATTGTTATGAAGCCTTCAGAAATTATAGACAAAGGTGATACTATACTATATAGTATTAACGATTTAGATAAACGTATGTATAAGCGTTTAGTTAAGTTTTTAGCTAATAACTCATTAGGTGGCAAGGTTAATATTACAAACGAAGACTTAGCGCAAATAGAAGATATTATATACGACGAAGTAAAGAGTTCAGAATATGAAGAAAACATAGCTAAGTATTTAATGTTGCTGAATAAATTAGAGGATTCAATAAGTCAACAGCAGTTTGATATAAATAGAATAAAAGCGCAAAACATTAAAGACTTATGGAATGGCGATATTTTGAAAACTAAGTTAAGAGATAAGATAGTTTATGATTTAGGAGCAAATGGTATTAAAGACTATTTTGTAAAAGGAATTGCAGAGGTTGTACGTGAAGCTAATTACTTTAATCTTACTATTGACGATGCTATTGATAGGCTTGGAAAGGTTCTAATAGATGATGAATATACTAATAGATATTTACAGCAAACGTCAAGAGATGCGCTTAGTCAATATCAGGGTGCTATTAATGACGCAGTGCGTGTTGCTTATGAATTCAAAGATATTATTTATGTAGGAAACACAATTGAGAATACACGCCCTATTTGCGCTCATTTAAGAGACACGTTAAAAGGTAGAATTACAGGTGAGCAACTTAAACAGACATTAGCTGAATACTGCCCTAATGGAATACCAAGTAAAAAGAAGATAACATATACAACGGTAAAAGGCGATGAACACACAGCAAGTAAAGGAAGCGGAATGATTGAGGGAACGAGATACGATAATTTTGCACAGTTAAGAGGTGGTTACGGTTGTAGGCATGAGGCTATTTGGGTACGTGCTAAAAAATAAAATACAAAATTCATAAAGAATACATTTCAATTAGATTTAATTTTAATAAAAATATCTCTATGAGTAACAAAGTTCAATTATTTCCTGCCAGACCAAACGTCGGCAAAGATGTTGTAACTCCCGAATGGTTTTCGGAAGGTATGGCAAAAAAAATGGTTAAGACTAAATTATGGTCTTACACACCTGTTGCAACAACACAGGATGATATAAACCTAATGTTAGACAGAGCAAAAGGTGAATTAAAAGCAGATTCAGAAGCAATAGCTTTAGAAAAAGAAAGATTGAAAGCAGAACGTGAGGAATTGGAAGCATTAAGAGCCGAATTGTTAACAAAGACTAAAGTTGATGGTCGCAAAAAAACGGAGGTCTAAATGAGTGATTTAAAAGTAGAACAACTGCAATCATTTTTTAAGTCAGTAGGTTTAGAAGATAGCGACTTTGATAAAATTAGTAAAGAAGATATTGAGGATTTTACGCCTTATGTAGAAAAAGCAAAATCGGGTATTAGAGAGGTGCTTATGGCAGATACTACCTTTCTTGATGAAATTTCACGACCGTATAAAGATGCACCGATAGGAAAGGAAAAGCAACTAAAAAAAGAGGTTCGCAAGTTCTTTAACTTACAGATAAAAGAAGATGATTTGGCAAAGATGCCATTGTCTGAAATATTGGCACAGGGTACGGAACATTTAAAGTCAACAACAACAACTGATATTGACAAACTTAAAAACGATTATTCTTTATTATTAGAAGAAAATGAGCGTTTAAAAAATGAAGAAATACCTAACAAGATTTCTGAAATTGAAAACACTTGGAAACAAAAGATTCAATCTAAGGATATTTTTGAGGAGTTGATGGGTGAGGTGGCTAAAGAAACTCAAGTGCAAAAAGAAAATATCTCAATGTTTGCCACAACATTTCAGGGTTATTTATCTCAATCAGGATTCAAATTAGATATTGATTCTAAACGTGCATTAAAGATTAAAGATGCTGAAGGTTTGCCAGCAAAAAATAAAGACGGTGGTATCTTACACTTGAAAGAAGCATTAAGAGATTTTTCTACTAAGATGCAAGTAAATGTTAAGCCAGTAGGCGGTGCAAGTGGCACAAGTCAAACAGGTGGAGCATCAAAATATAAGGAACTTTTAAACAATAGTTTTGGAAAGGGTTTCGCAAAAGCATAGTGAGTGTGACTGCATTGAGTGTCATTTAATTGGGTGGTTGACCTTAAACAACATTAAACAAATTTATTAAACAAATTAAATGTAAACAAAATGGGTACAATTTCAACGGCTTTTAATGCCATAACAAATGCATCATGTGCGGAAATCGTAATTGATATTACAGAAACGGCACTATCAACATCAAACTTAGGAACGCCACAGGGTTTCTTAGGAGCAGTAACGTCTGCTGAAAACGTAGGTTCTTTTGAATTGGCTTTAAATCCAAACAAAGACAGACCATCTGCGGGTTCTTTTACAAAGGTATATACAAGTGATACTATTCCTTTGTGTAATCAAGATACCGAAGCGGATGGAGCCTGTGCAACGCCTTCATACACACCTGATGACGTAGCGTCTAAATTCAAAGCAGTAGAACATCAAGTAAACGAGTCTATTCAGCGTAAAATTACAATGGATTTGGAAGCATTCCAATCTTTCTGTATTTCACCTGCAGAATACTTACGCAAACGTTTACTTGCAATGCGACAAGGTGTAGTGGCAGAAATTAACGGTAAATTAGTACCAAAAGCTATTGCTTATGCTGGTGCTTATGCAAACGGTGTATCTTCAGTAACGCCTTCCGTAAACGTATCTTTTATTACAGCAAATGCTAACGGTGGTTATATGTTTGACCCTACAGGCTATGCTAAGATTAAAGACGAATACGCTCGTATTGGTTCACCTTACATCACTCCGTTTATTGTTGGCGGTTCACACGTTGGAACATTAGAAACATTTAACGGATTTACGCAAGGTGGTACTAACGTTAACGGAGTTACAAGAACAGCTATTCCTAACTTATGGTTAGATTACACAGTAGATGAAGTATTTGCAGATGGAAACAACAACTTAGTTACATGGTCGCCAGGCGTTTTACAAGCGGTGGGTACATCTGCTATTTCTGATGCAATGATTGCGTTGTCAGTTCCTAACTTCAGAGAAAAAATGAGAGTTCCTGACCCTTTTGGAACAGGTTTAATGGGTGACTGGGATTTCTATTTCGATGTGGATTCAACAGGTTGTATTTACGAAATGAGATGGGAAAAATACTTTGACTTAATTACACCTGTGCCTTACGGTACTTGTGCTAATAAACCAATCCTAAACTTTACAGTTGATTGTGAAGGCAATGCTTGTCCTGATTCAGGAAGCGGAAGCGGTTCTTAGTATTATCTTTTAATAAAAAAGGCTATCAGAAATGGTAGCCTTTTTTTATATTTGTACTATGGAAGTTTGGAAAGACATTAAAAATTATGAAGGTTATTATCAAGTAAGCAATTTTGGTAATGTAAAATCACTAAGTAGGGAAATGCTTGTACGTGGTAAATATCCTTTTGTATCAAAAGAGAAATTATTAAAAAAAGCATTAGGCGGTCAATTTTTAACTGTTGCATTATGGAAAGATAGTGTTGTAAAAACAAAAACAGTACATCAACTAATGGCAGAAACATTTTTAAACCACAATCCAAATGGTCATAACTTAGTAGTAAGGCATAAAGATGGCAATAAGCTAAATAACCATATTGATAATTTAGAAATAGTAACGCAAAGAGAGGTTTCAATTAAGAATAATTATAAAAAAACAAGCAAATATACAGGTGTTAGTTGGAATAATAAATACAAAGCATGGGTTTCTTTCATCTGTATAAATGGCAATACAAAATACTTGGGAAGGTATTCAACAGAATTAGAAGCGCATAATAAATACCAACAAGTATTGAAAGATTTATCTTTAAATAAAACAGCATGAAAGCAATTTACGCTTTTTATAGTAAGCCTTTTGGCGTTGACATAAGACGTGCCAAAACACATTGGATTGATACTTCATCTGAATTTTATATAATGGCTTATTCAGTTTTAAAGTCAAAAGAACATGGTTTTGAAACGGTTTTATTTACTGATAAGTATGGCAAAGAATTAATTATTGATACTTTACAGATTCCGTTTGATATAGTAAAAGTAGAATTAGACTTTTGCGAGATTAAATTAAAATGGTGGGCATCGGGAAAAATATACGCATATACAAAAGGAATAGAAAGTTTAGGAAAGTTTGAGCCGTTTATGATGTTGGATAATGATGCGGGTTGGCACTCAAAACCACCATTACACTATTTGCAATCTAAGTACCGATGTCAATCAATACACATAGATACTAATACGGAGTTTGAACGCCAAATAATGCGTATTGTAAAAGATAATCACAATGTATATCCATTTGATATTTTTCATGAAATACTTAAAAACAAACAAGAGGTTAAAGGCGGGAATGCTGGTGTAATTATAATGAATGATGAAAGGTTATGGCGTGAGTTTTCACGTTATACATGGGATTTAATGAATCATCCTTACTTTGATAAGATAGCAAAAGAAAACACAAAAGAAGCCAATATTTATAAGGCTATGAATAAATGGAATGTTACTATTGAAGAAAACTTGTTATTACAGTTAAGCCGTAGGTTAAATAGTCAATTACCTGAAACGGTTTTTGAGTTTACAGGATTTGCAACGCCAATTGAAAACCATAATCCTACAGGATTTTATCATATCTGGGGTTCTAAGAAAAATATAAAATTCATAAATGCATTTAAACAATTAGCTATATCTTACATTCCTAAAGAGTTGTCAGAAAGAATAGACAATTTTTTCAATAAATAATATGGCAACAGTTGACAGCAATATAACGGTAGCCTCCAACGCTTGTAGAGATGTAATTGGGGTGAAAGGGATATGTGATACCACATATCCTTATTATTTAGATAGCTTAGGTATTTCATTAAGCAAAACGTCTAAGTTGGCAGATAGTTCAATGATTACGGCACGTGAATTAATTACAGAGTCAATTGATGACGGATGGGGAACGGTATTTAGTGATTTAAGAGCGGATGGATTCAATGTTAATGGCGTTCAAAAAACTAACGAAACATTCTTTGTAGCTGGTGAATATCAGAATGCTGGTATTTATACATTTACATTACAAAGAAACTGTGATATAGAACAAATCTTTATAGGCAAAGCAAAGTTAAATGTAGTTGGTGACTTAGATGTATTGGTTACTTTAAATGCAGACGGTGCGATAACTACTATTTATAACGATTCATTAAGTGATGAAACATTGACTATAAACTTTGACAATTCTTACACTTATGATACAATTATTTTAACGGTAACTGCAATAGGAAGCGGAACTATACAACAAACAAACGATGGCGGTGTTATTAAAATAGATAGTTATGTTTTTTGTTCTGAAAATCTTTTTTATTGCAAGTATTGGAATTTCTTAGTGAAAGCAGTAATGTATAAAGCGACTGCTAATATTCTTAACTCTTCTTTGTTTTCTGATAGATATAATGATTTAATTGTTTACAAAAAAGATGAAATTGCAATCAGAATAGCACAATTAGACAGTTCATTAAACTTATTACCAACGGATGCAAGGATAGGAACAATAGGTTTATATCAATTAGAAATTATAAAGATAAACGACAAGTTAAAAGAGATAGTAAAACAGTCTTATTGTACTTGTTGTTTTAAATGTGATAATATTATTAGTTCATTTATATCAATACCTTAATTATGGGATGTTCATCATGTGGAAAACCTAAAGTTTTTAATAAAGTAAAAGTAACCAGTTCATATACTCCGAAGCCAAATGAGGTTACAAAGATGACAGATGTTTTTTTGAATTTGACTATCGAAAAAGAAAGCAATGTTTCAAGACAAAATAAAAAGAATACTTAGTGGTATAGATAATGTTATTGAGATTGCAAAAGCAACGGCAACAGTAGAGATATATGCCTATTCTAAAGATAGGATTTTCAATAAAGGTGAAGATAAAAACTTACAACAAATAGGTGTTTATTCAAATCCTTATAAAGAAGTAAGAAGTAAAAAAGGATTACAGACATCATTTGTAGACCAAAAATTTAGCGGAAATTTACAACAGTCAATTACTTACAATAAGGATTCAATTTATTTTAAAAACGAATACGGTAAAAAGGTTAGCGGTTATAACGAGGAACATTTTAAAAAAAGAATTTACGCACCTACTAAAACAGAAAAAGAAATTTACTTTGATATACTCAATCAAGAACTAAATAAGTTATGGAAATAATAGAATGCATAAAAAAGAATGATTGGTACGTTCACATAAATGGTGACAGTGCTTTTAATTCAGAACGTGAGATTGCTTTAATAAAAGAAAATGCAACAGAATACGACTTTGTTTTTTCAGTAGGTTGTAATAAGTTTTACAACGCAATACATAAGTATAAATTAATTTATCCGACAGGAAATTATAATGATGCATGGCAATATGTTTTTTCTAAAAAAGGAAACATTACAAGTATTGAAACTGACTTTGATACTATAATGAAAGATGAGGGATTACAGGGCGCATTAGGTAATGTGCGATTGAATAAAATAAATTTTGAAATTAAAACTTTAACAAATGGAAAAGATTGTGAGCCTTGCAAATGTTGAGTTATTTATCTTGTTTTTGCCGTTCTTATCGTTTATGTTGTATGACTTTACACAGTCAGGAATGATATTTCAAAAGTACGGAAATTGGTTAAAAAAAATCAATCCATTTTTAGGTAAACCTTTAGGCTTATGCCTTAAATGCTTTCACGTTTGGATAGTGATAATATTTTCTTTGATAATAGGTGTAAGTTTTATAAAATTCATAATATCACTTGGTATATCTTATGTAATTTTGGTTAAACTATTTTACGATTGAGTTGCTGTACAAATACATACGATTTAGGTTGCATATACTATTGCAATCAGTTAAAGTTTGCAGAAGCTACATTTAGTGGTTCTGTTGTTGGTGTATTCTCAAATACTAACCATGCCGTAAGCCAAAATATAACAGTAGAAAATGGTGAGCCGTTTATGTTTGATATGTCATATTTAAACGAGAATATGGATTATACTTTGCGTATGTACGTCAATGGTATAAACATAAGCGTTGAAATAGATAATATTGAATACGATTGTTTTACTGTAAAGACTGAAATAATAGGCGTGTCAGTTGACTTTACACCATATCCTGATACTGCAAATGCAACGGTTGTAATAATTGCAGATGGAAACGCAAGTTATACAAATGCCTTATTGATAGGTAAAAACATTCAATTGGTATTCACTGATAATGTTATTAGAATACCTTCAGATTATTCATTCAACACAAACACAGGTACTATTACATTTATTTCACCAAGAGATATTGGAGAGGTTATACAAATTACTTTTTTATGAAGCGACTGATATTTATATTCTTTACATTTATTTGTATTTCTGCTAATAGTCAAACAGTAAACCGTTTTAGAGATTCCAGTTGGTTTGCAAAGGGTGTGCGTTTTGATTCGGCAATCTATTTAATCAAAGGCGCATCAAATGGTAAGGTGTTAACTTCGGATGCAAACGGTCGTGCAACATGGCAGACGTTTTCGGGGTCAGGTGTAACACAAAGTACTTTAAATGATTCAATTACTGCGGTTCGTTCAATCCGCAAAGTAGATACTTTGTATCGTAATTTAGATAGCTTAATATTTAAGATTAATGGTATTCGATATGCTATTATAGATAGTAGCGGTGGTGGCGGTTCGCAAGATTTGCAACAAACACTTACAAACGGAAATACAACAGGCGGTCAAGATATAAGTATATCAAATGGTGATGCTATTATATTAGATAATAGTTCCATGCTAAAAAAAGGCACTATTGATGCTGGATTAGGTGGCTCTAATGGCATTGCTCAAATATGTGCAGTTGGTTACGAATTAAAGTGGGAAGCGGGGCGGTTGTATGTAATGGGCGGTAATGGTAATACGATAAGACAATCGCTTTATAACTTCACCACTACACCTACTGTAAATGATGATAATTTAAAAGGATATGGAATTGGTAGCTTATGGACTTTAGATGACAATACAACTTATTTATGTACAGATGCTACAACGGCTAATGCTGTATGGAGTTTGATTAATGATTCAATTTACTTTAATAGAACGTACTCACAACTTAGAGCGCAAATGTCAGCACATACTTTAGTTGAAGGCGCTACTTACAAGTTAACAGACTTTGCAACCATTTATGACCAGTCATTAAGTGGCGTAACTAAAACTGCAAGTGGTGAAATAATTGTTTTAGTAGCAAATTCAGATAGTACATTTTCACCAATAGTGAGTTCATTAGACTTTCCTACTGATATAATTCATTACGATATTACGATAGATACTACTTATATAAATGGTGCGCCATGTAAGGGAAAGATAACTTATCGTAAAGATGCAAATGGGAACTCTACTTATTTTGATTTCAGAAAAGTTTTGATGCTAAACTATAATGACTTAACAGAACAGTTATTTTTTGATTTATCAAAATTAGTTACAGGTAATGATATGCCTTTTACAAAAGAATATGGATTATCTTTTGGTATTGATGCTATTGAATTTCCTGCAGCCTTTTTTAAAGATAATGTTTATCAAAATAGTAATAATTATTTTGCCGCTTCATACTTTAACGGAGCGGTAACGCAGAATACAGGAAACACTATTTTAGCTTCTAATTTCGGAGGTGAATTTGTACAAAATTTTGAATTAGAAATAATAGAATGTGTTTTTGATTCTATTTTGCAGTATAGTGGTGAGGGTTCTTGGAGCAATTCTATTTTTCATAGTGCAGTAAACAAGGTTGTTAGCACAAATTTTAATTATACAGAAGTAGATGGATTGATAGACCGTATATTTCAAAGTGGTTATTTATACGATACTATACAAGGTAGGTTGTATTGGTGTGTTGGTATTTATATGTACGCTTGTAATATTGATGGTGACTTTAGCGGTGTAAATGAGTGTGCATGGGTTCAAACTCGTTCTAATTGTAATGTTGAAACTATAAATGGTATTTCACACCAATCTGAAAAAATAGGCTTTAAAGATTGCACTATAACAGGAACATCAAGTTCTTCAGATTTTGGAAATATAAGAATAGATTGTTTAGTAGAAAGTAAGATAATTTCTGAGGCATTATACCCTGAACTATTTGATACAAGTTACGCAAAAACAATTTTTAAAGGCAGTAACGGAAGTGTTTACTATACATATTACAATGGTTTAACTTATGTAATTAATGAGATTATATGAAAAGATTAATATTTATATTGTTTTTGTTTAACGTTGCTTATTCGCAATCTTATTTAGCTAAGTCGGTAAATAATGTTAATGCTGATAGTTCAGGTAATATTACTATATCCGTTGGTGGTCGTGTTGTTGATACCATTTACAAAAACAGTGCAAAAGATAGTATTGTGTTTACAATTTCAGGTATTAGATATGCGGTTCAAGATTCAATAGGCGGGGGCGGTGCATCATTAAGCGGTTTAACTTCGGCAACGGCAAGTAATACAATAAACAATGCTAACTACAAACAACGTTGGCAATGGAACTCAATAGGTGCTGATAGTGCTTTCGTTTTAGAAACCGTAAGCACAACGGCAGCGAGTAGCTTACAAAACGTTTTTACAGCTATATCAAGAGGTGCTAATGCAACTTCGGGGCAGACGACAAGAACAGGTATATTCAGCAATACACACACAGGAACAACAAGCACCAATATAGCATTACAATTAACGGCAAGCGGTGCGACAACTAATAATGCGCTTAACATAACGGCAGGTAATATTCAGATGGTGTCTGGTTCATTTATTAACTTTTTATCTAATACACAGCGTATTGGTTCATTAAGTGGATTTTTACAATATGATGCTGGGACATCACAAAATATAATGATTAGTACAAGCACATCACCAGTTTGTGTAGTTACTACCACAGGAAGTAATTACTTGACATTTGCAAAACCTTCATCTGGTACGAATGCAATTGTATTTAATGGCGATTATATAAGCGGTTCGTACAGAGGTGAGTTGACTTATTCAAACGTAATAAAAACGGCAAATGGTCAAATGGATTTTTGTGGAAATACAGGTCAAGCGGGTGGATTTGGCTCATTCACTCCTTCGGAAATTCTTACTATAAAAGGAAGTACAACGGCAGCATTAGGAAGTGTTGGCATAGGTACGACATCTCCAGTTGCAAGTGCTAAGTTACAGATAAACAGTACGACAATGGGTTTTTTACCACCTCGAATGACAACAACGGAAATTAACGCCATAGTATCTCCAGCGGAGGGTTTAATAGTGTATAATACAACATTGCATGAACTTTGTTTTTACGACGGAACAGGATGGCGTAAGTTTTCACATTCAAATATGTAAATAGAATAAATTATGAGATACGAAATTATAGAAACACAGATAAGCGCAGAAACAACACTTGAAAATGATAAGTATAGTGTGTTGATTTCATTAGCAGTTAAAGATAATAACGACTTAATACCGAATTTCACCAAGTGGATAACTGTTGAAAGCCATCAAAGTAAAACAGGATATGAAGTTGACTTACAAAGGGAAACTGCTATCAATAATTACATTGCAGAACTTAACGCTTAATGACAATAACCATAATTATATTATCTATTGTGTTTGCTATTCTTAGCGGAATAAGTAAGGCTATTATGGATTTATCTGAAGAAGGTAAATTAAAAGGCAATCCAATATTTTGGCATAAGTCGCAAAGTTGGAAAAACAAATGGAAAGGCGGTTTAAAAAAGAACGGTGAAAAGTTCTTTGGTTCATCTCGTTGGTTCGTTCTATTCACAGATGCATGGCACTTGTTTGGAGTGCTATTTCGTGCCACTTATGCAAAGGCTTACATTTCTGTTGGTTTACTTATTTCAATCAATATTTGGTATGCGTTTGGAGCATTGGTAGTATATATAATCTTTGCAACAACCTTCCATATTTTTCACACCTATAAAATACTAAGAAAATGAGCAGAATAAAATTATCAAAAGGGAAATTAGCTTTTTGGATTTCGCTATTTGCGTTTATTGCAATAGCAGCAACAATATCAATCATTAAATTAAATTAAGAAACATGACACCATTAACAATTTTAATAGCAGGATTTTTAGGGTTTATAACCTTTAAGTTAGCAAACTATTCAGCAAGCGGAAAACATGCTAAATATTCACCCAAACAATTTGACTTTAAGTATTGGATTTCAGACAGAGGAAATTGGAATGACTTACTATTTGGCACAATCGTTTTTGCTGTTATTGCACGTTACAAAGAGCAAATATTTACAGCATTTTCAAGTAATTTTATAGTTGATTTCTTTGAACCGTATAAAGATACCGAGTTTTTTTATTTCGGATTGGGATTTACTATGACATTTATACTAATGTTAATCAGAATGTTGATTGATAAGATTAAGTCAACTATTAAACTTTTAAAGAAAACAAATTAATAGTCATTCCTTATATGGATAAAAAATGGATAAAAAATGGATGCTAAAATGGAGAAAGAACTTCACGAATTGAAAAATAAAGTAGATGAAATACATAGAATCTTACTCGGCAATGAACACGAGCAGGAGGTTGGTATCCATTCACGAGTGAAAAAAAATGAAGTCGAAATAAAGGCAATACAGGAATGGAAACAGCGCATTACTTACTTTGCCTACGGAATGATTATACCAGCTTCTTACGGTGTATTTGACGTTGTAAAATCTATTTTGCAAGTTATCGGAAAGTAATTAAAAAGGATATTTTATTTGTAAACTTTATTATAAATTTAGAATGAGAAACTTAATTATATTAGTCAGTATTGGGTTTTTGGCTATCGGGTGCAGTCGAAAGGTTGCACCTACTATTATCTATCAGGATAAAATAGTAAATTCAGTTGATACCGTAATAATTCATAGTAGAGCAACCGATACAATACCATGCGATGACTTTGAGATTTACATAGAAAATGAAGTACACGATACTGTTTATATTAAGGTAGTGGATAAGGTTGTTTCTGTTAAGTATGTAAAAATTAGAGATACTGTTTACCGAGAAACAATAATAGTACAACCGACACCACGCAAATCAGTAATTAAAACCGATAATTCCGTAACGGCAAAGAAAAATTCAATTATTGGTAATGACAATACAATGACCACAAAAAACAATAATTGGTGGTGGATATTCCTATGTGGAATGTTGGTTATGTTCCTTATTCAAAATGTAGGGTTTAGAGTGTTAAAAACATATTTCCCTTTTCTTAAGTTCCTGCCATGATAAATTATATTCAAGATGATAAATATAAGCAAAGGAGTTTTTATAGTAGATGTCGCAAAGTTTTTAGACGTTTACAACGCACGTTGCGAGTCTATTTCCGTATTGAGTGAAGGTTGTAAAATTAGACATGAACAATATTTAAAAGCAATCAATGAAAATAAATAGCAAAGGAATAGCACTTATAAAAGAATTTGAAGGATGCCTTTTAAATGCCTACAAATGCAGTGCAGGTGTACCAACTATCGGTTATGGTGCCACGTTCTATGAAAACGGAACTAAAGTAAAGATAGGTGACAAAATAACACAACAAAGAGCAAACGAGTTGCTTGTATATCATTTAAATTTATTTGCTGACAAGGTAAGACCTTTAATCAAAAAAGAAATTAACGAAAATCAATTTTCTGCATTGGTATCTTTTGCTTTTAATTTAGGTTCTGGTGCGCTGTCACAATCTACATTACTAAAAAAGGTAAACGTAAATCCGAATGATGAAAGTATAAATGCAGAGTTTCTAAAGTGGAATCGTGCAAACAAAAAAGTTTTAGCAGGATTAACACGCAGGAGAAAAGCTGAAAGTGAACTATATTTTAGTTAGACATGAAATGGATAACAGATAATAACCCAATACGGACCATTAACACAATGGAAGTGAAATTATCCGAGAAAGAAATACAGCAATGTGTTGTTAATGGCATGAAATCAGCGTATAAATTAACTTCAAATCCCTGTATTACGGTTATAGAACTTGAAATATTTAGATTTGTTAAAATGGCTTGTAATAGACCTAAAATAAAATGAAAATAAACACCAAATACAATATTGAAGATAGTGTGTATTTGGTTACAGATGCGGAACAATCGGAACGTATTATAATTTCAATCACAATTTTACCGAATAGCTTAATAGTTTATAGTGTTATGTGTGGAACGGAAAGTTCAGAACATTATGAATTTGAGTTATGTGAAAATATAGACGTTATAAAGAAAACATCAAACTAAACTAACTATGGCTAAAAACACATTAAAAGGTAATTTGATTAAAGAGATTTTAATTAAGTACCCAAAACACCCTACAAAAACACTCGCAGATACTCTATACAAGCAAAATCCACTAATTTTTAAAGACGCTGAGGATGCAAGAGGATTAGTAAAGTATCATCGTGGAGAGTCGGGTGCTAAACAGCGTACACATTCTTCATTTTTCAAAGACAACGGAAAGGCAGAAAAAATAAGCACAATGCCTAAAATGCCTGACAGTTTCGCTGGTGAACAAAAAAAATACAAATTGCCTGTTGCTGACAATAATATATTAATGATTTCAGATTTACATATTCCATATCAAGTTAACAGTGCAGTAGAAGCTGCAATAAATTACGGTGTTGAACACAAAGTAAATACAGTATTCATAAATGGAGATTTATTAGACTTTCATCATCAAAGCAGATTTCAGGCAGACCCTAAAAAAAGATGTACTAAAGATGAATTTAATGCCTGTATTCAGTTTTTTGAATACCTAAGATATAAACTACCTAATGCTAATGTCTATTGGTTATTAGGAAACCACGATATAAGATATGAGGAATGGTTAAAAATAAAAGCACCAATGCTATTCTTTGATGAATACTATTTACTTGAAGATAGATTAAATTTAGCAAAGCACCGAGTAAAAAAAATAGATGATAAAACATTGGTTAAAATCGGGAAGCTAAATGTAACGCATGGTCACTTACTTTTAAGGGGTGTTTTTGCACCTGTTAACGCTGCACGTGGTGTATTTATGAGAGCAAAAGAAAGTACTATCATAGGACACGTTCACAAAGTATCGGAACATCAAGAAACTACTTTAAACGGTTCGGCTGTTATTACATATTCAACAGGTTGTCTATGTGAGTTAAATCCTGACTATTCACCATTTGCTAATAATTATATGCATGGTTTCGCACACATAAGAACTGAAAGTAACGGAGATTACCACGTGAGAAACTTTAAAATTATAAACGGTAAAATCTATTAATATAACGCTGTGATAGCGTGAGTCTGGAGTTAGTTAGTTTAGTTCAAAAAAGATTTTGTGATTTTCTTTTACCACCTTCGGGTGGTTTTTTTACGCCAAAACATCAATAAACACTATCATATTAATATTAATCGCTATTTAGAATGATTATAAATTAGCTATTTTAGTGAAAATAATTTATAAAAGTGTT